GATGCGTTGCATATGCACCTTATGTATCGTATGGGTACAGATAGCAACAAAAAACGGCTTGATGATTGGATTAACGGTGTGCCATCCGTACAGCCTGAACGCACTTGTGTTAATTGTGGCAGGACAGCAAACAACGGTGGATGGTATGCCGATGGGAGAACCAGATGCCCGATAGAAGAACATTATGCATTGCCGAAAGATGGGTACTGCCATTTGTGGGAGAAAAGGAACGTTACGGATGACGATTATCCAGAAAGGCGGGAAGAATGAGAGACTTAATCAGCAGACAGGCGGCGATTGATGCGATTAATAAAGCATTTGAACGTGTTTTTGCATGGGATAGGACAAGCCCTTTAGGCGATAAAGTTCTTGAAAACGTGCCATCCGCACAGCCCGATGTTCCCGACACAAATGTCGGAGACTGCATCAGCAGGCAGGCGGCAATTAATGTAATTGACGCAGTGTTCCCAGTTGACCCGATGAAGTCAGAATATGCACAAGGGATTGCTTGCGGCGCGGCACTTGCAAAGACATATGTTGAGCAGTTACCATCTGCACAGCCCGAAGTAATACCGCATATGAATTACAAATACTTATCTGATTATTGGTGTGAATGCGGTTGGCACTTAGGAAAAAGAGGAGACATGAAATATTGCCCCGATTGTGGGAGAAAGGTGAAATGGGATGGATGATTGCATCAGCCGCCGGGCGACGATTGATGCCGTGAGAAAAAACACATTTAGGCTGACATTTGCCGAAGAGCAGAATTGCGAAGGTCATGTGGCTTGGAGCGCCGAGGCTGTTTATAGTGACGTGATGGAAGGAGCATTGTTGGAATTGCCATCCGCACAGCCAGAACGCAAGACGGGGCGGTGGGTGAATATCGACGAATCCGAAAAATGGGAATGCTCCGAGTGCGGTAGAATGATGTGGTTTTCACAACGGCTGGGCGTGAAACCGAGTGACTATAGTTTCTGTCCGAATTGCGGAGCGGCTATGATGGAGGAAGCATAATGGCAATCACAATTCATGTCGGATCCTTGCTGGCCGGAATGCTATTTGGAGTTATTGCTGGCGCTATCATATCTGCAATCGCGGTTATGAGAACGATTTACGATGATCGTTGGTCGGCCGGATTTGGCGAAGGATGGGAAGCAAAACGGCGGGAGGAGGAAAGAAATGACGAAGCAAGAAGTGGCGGAGTATCTGACTAAGATCGGCTTCCCGGCCAGAGTGTCGGAGGATGGCGCGGTAGAGCTTCCTGTGGACGTTCCTATGAGACGCAAGCAGAAAGACTGTATCCGAAATCGTCTGCAATCTATAGGCTATCGAGGAAAATGGCGCTGGAAAATAACTTGTTTTTTTTTCATAAAAACTATTGACATATGCGGGGCTGTCTGGTATAATTAAGACAGTTAAAAAAGCTGAGGCAACACAAGCCGAGTACGGTGGCTCCAGAGGGGCCGCTGAGAAAAGCCAGATAGCCCCGCAAATAAGATCCCAAAGGAGGACATGAAATGTATAAGGATGCAGAATATTGGAGAACGATTCAGGCTCAGGAAAAGGCCGAAGAAGAAGCCAGATGCATGGCGAAGATGGAGTTGGAAAAGACCGCTCAGAAAAAGCGGATCTGGACTGAGGACGAGATCCGGGAGCTAGTACAAACCAATGATAAGGTTCTTTACGGAGCGTTAAGGAACCTTTACAATGAGCAGACCGCTGACGAGCAGAGAGCTGGCGATACGAAGCACAATAATGGCGTTGGCTTCAACGGAGCAGATGCAAAGATCATGTCCAGCTTCGCTGAGTTCCTGAACAAAACCGGGTTCCTCACTACAAAGCAGAAAGCTGTGGCCCGGAAGAAGCTGGTTAAGTATAACAAGCAGTTGACGAGGCTCGCAAATGCCTGACGGATCTGGGGCAGGGAAATCTGCCCCATATTTTTTTTGAAAATTTTTCAAAAACCTATTGACATATACCGCAGGCGGTGCTATAATAAAGATAGTTAAAAAACAACGAACCCACAAGGAGGTCACAAAATGCTGTATAACGAATTCATCGAAGGAACTGGTTGCAAGGACAACGATCACAACTACAAGGTCTATAAGGATCTGGAGATCATGTACATGAACAGCGACATGAGCAAGGCTGAGATTTATGAGTACGGCAAGAAGCTCGTTGACAACAGCAAGAGCGAAGCTGAGCTGAAGGTTGAGGCGGAAGTCAAAGCTGAAATCGAAGCGCACAAGGCGGAGATCGCTCAGTACAAAGAGTGGATCAAGCAGAACGAGGAGCTTCTGAGCTACTGGAAAGCTCAGATGGACAAAGAGATGGTGGCTTTCTACCGCAACCCCATCAAGCACTGGAAAGAAGAAATCCGCTACCACAGAAATCAGATCGCGGCTCTGAAGTGGGTGCTGGCATAAGGAAGGGCGCAAGCCCTTCCGGGGCTTGAAACTTTTTTGAAAAGTTTTCAAAAACCTATTGACATACCGAAGCGCAGGAGGTATAATAAAGACAGTTAAGGGAGAACCCTTAGAACCCAAAGGAGGTCAGGACAATGAAGGAACTTCAGAGCTTTGTAGATCAGTTTGGAACAGGCATCGGCGTAAAGAAGCTTTGCGAAAAAGCGTACCGGGCGATGGAGGCCGCCGGACATGATGTTTGCCTGCTGAACGAAAAATATATCATCGTAGATGGAACGGCCTACTGCTTCAGAAAGCATAATGGCGACTGGATCGTAAAAGAGTTCTAAGAAAGGAGGCCATGATCTATGACGAACGCACAGATTATCCTTAGCAACCGGGTGTTTCTAATGGAGCAGGAAGTTATCAAGGGGATTCCGGGAACCAGCCTCCTATGGGAGGATGAGAACGGCAAGCGGGAGATCCTCATGCCGGAGGAAATCAAGACCTTTGATGCGTGGAAGAAAGAAGGATTTATCGTCCAGAAAGGACAGCACGCTGTGGCTAAGTTCAAGATCTGGATGCCTAAGAGAGGCAAAAAGGCAAAGGTAGAGGCGGAGGGCGCTGATGATGCCGAGATGGAGGCTAAGGGCTTCTACAAGAAACTGTCTTTCTTCTTTACAAGAGAGCAGGTAAAGGAAATGGCGAAGGAAGGAGGTGACAAGTAATGAACGAGAGCATGAAGCGATTTCTTCACTTCCTTGTAGATCATTCCGACATTCTGGTGGAGATCATGCACTGGGATGAGGCCGAGTTTTCGGCCCTGATTGCATCGATGGTCGATACGTGGAGCCAGCTCCACAAAGAAGACGCTGTTCGGCTGTCAAAAGACATTGCCGACATGATTGAAGACAAGCACAAGAAGGAGGAGGCGGAATGAGAGGTGAAATGCTGGGAAGGATCATGGAGGCCGTCGGCAGGACGACCGAGTTTATGAAGAATCTGAACGAGGACGAGGCTGGCGCTTTGATCTGCATGCTCATGGAAGAGTGGTGTCGGGTGCAGGACGAAGATGTGGTTGAGTTTTCTCAGATGCTGGCAGACATGGTTCGACAGGTTAATTGGGATCTTGGCAAGTATGAATGTAAGGAGGAAAGCGTATGACAATAGCAAAGTGGCGGAACGGCTTTGAAAGCCTGTTTCACGGGGCGGATGCTCAATTGGTGGCGGATGAAATATCCGCCATCGGGGAAGCGCCCACAGCGGCTGATATAGTGGATGCCGCAAGGGATAAAAACTCGGAGTTGCATAAATGCTTCGAGTGGGACGACTCGGTTGCCGCCGAGAACTGGCGCAGGAAGCAAGCCAGAGACATCGTTCACCATCTGGTGTTTGTGGAAGAGCAGATCCCGGTAAATCGCCCGGAAATCCGAATCCGTTATACGGAAGCGGTGGGATCCGGCTACAAAGAGACAAAGAAGATCGTCCGCGATGAGGATCAGTATAAAACCTTGCTTGCTCAAGCTTACGCCGAATTAAGAGCTTTTAAGGCGAAGTACGCTATGTTATCCGAACTGCAGGAGATTCTGGACTTGATTCAGTAATTAGCGGTGCGATAGGTGCGGATAAGGGCTTATGCCCTAACAGCAGATGATAACGTAATATATTTCATCTCAACATAAAACATTATAGGACACCACATAAGCCTTTATTCGTGCCTATCGCACAACCATAGGATTTTTCAAAACAGAAAATGATAGGGCAATATATGATTTTATAGTTTAGCACACTACATATCATGAGCATATATGAGGGCTTGTAAAAGCCTTTGAGGACACGATAGATTTTGTCATAATAGGGCAGGACACTACAGAAAACTATATCACATTGCAAAACAAGTCCTTATATATGCTCATGAGCAAAAAACAGGAGGTAAGTAAAATGGCAACAAAGGAAATCAGACTGGACAACTGGGATGCGAAGGTAAAAACCGCACAGATCTTCATTGAGGGCAAAGGGGATCTGGTGCTCAATAAGATGAACGCTCGGAATGAACGCGTGTTAAGCTCGGAAGATCGCAAGAAGGTTCGGGAAGTGCCGAACATGTGGGAGGATGTTATTACGTCTATTCACTGGCGGGATCCGATTCCCTGCTCTGACACCTATACGGAATGCACTGAGGAAATGTTCTACAAGATGCTCAAAGAAAATGCGCCTTGCATTTCTGCCTTTGGCTTAAAGAAATCTTTCGGGCAGGCCGTTGTCCGAAACGAAATCGACAAGTATGCAACGAAGTTCGACAATGCCGTTAATGTGGTGGCTCGCATGGGACTGATCCCAATTACTTTCACGGAGTGGTCACTGGATAAGAGGCTGATGCAACCTAGAACCGGAAAGCCCATCAATGTCTGCCTGAATCACTTTGGAGGGTGGAAAGCTAATTTCACCATTGATTATACGGATCACGTTTACTCGCTGGAGCAGATCGTAAATATTATCAATCTGGCAGGCTTCGGTCTGGGAATTGGCTCCGGCAGGACTTCCGGCTATGGAAGGTATCAGGTAGTGGATGTGAAGTAAATCAAGTTAAAGCAAGGCAGGAATGCCTTGCTTCTTTTTTTTATAAAAATTTATAAATCCGCCTGAAAGGGCGGTTTTTTATTGCATAAAATTCTGTTATGTGGTATTATCAGTACAGAAAATATCTGTTTTCTACAAATAAATTACTTTTAAGGAGCGTTAAATGGACATAAAACAGGTAAAAACGAGTGAAATTAAGGCTTATGCAAAGAACGCTAAGAAGCATCCGGAGGAGCAAGTAAAAGCGATTGCAAACAGTATCAAAGAGTTCGGCTTTCGCCAGCCGCTTGTGCTGGATAAGAACATGGAGATCATTGTCGGCCACGGCAGACTCGCGGCGGCGAAGCTCTTGGGAATGACTGTCGTACCTGTGGTCATGGCGGACGATCTGACGGAAGAGCAGGTCAAAGCGTTCCGGCTGGCAGATAATAAGACCAATGAGAGTGCGTGGGATTTTGAGTTGCGGGATGCAGAGCTTGCTGAGCTTGCTGAATTAGACATTGACATGGCACAGTTTGGTTTTGATGCGTTGCCCGAATTTGACGAAGAAGCCCTTGATGGCATTTTTGAGGATGCGCCTGAAAAAGAAAAAGAGCCTAAAAAGATTCAGTGCCCGCATTGTGGAGAATGGTTTGAAGTATGAAAATATTTCTTGCAGGCGAAAATCAAAAGAAACATATTATTCCATTGGTGCATGGAGAAAGACATGAAACTGTTTTGGCAGGAATAGAGAGCAGACATTGGCTCTTGGAGAGAGATGATGTGAAAATATATTTGGCAGGTGTCGCGCCTTGGCGCGAGCAAAAATTGTACGATAAAGCAATAGAAGCTTACCGTCCATATATACTTGAAAGTTTTTATTATGCTAATAAAGATACGGAACGGTTATTGCCATATTACGGTGATTTTTTGCTTGACAGTGGTGCTTTTACTTTTATGCAGGGTAAAGGCGGGTCTATAAATTGGGAAGAGTATATTGAACGCTATGCAAACTTTATTAAAAAAAACAAAGTGGAAAAATATTTTGAGCTGGATATTGATTCTGTTGTTGGTTATAATAAAGTAAAAGAGTATAGAAATAAACTTGAATTATTAGTTGGTTGGCAATGTATACCTGTCTGGCATAAAAGCAGGGGCATTCAAGAGTACAAAAAGCATTGCGAGGAATATTCTTATGTTGCTATTGGTGGTTATGTTGTTAAGGAGTTAAAACCAAAAGATTATTTAGCATTTCCAGCAATGATTTCTTACGCACACAAAAATAATGCAAAAGTACATTGTCTTGGGTTTACAAAGCTTGACGCATTAAAAAAATATCATTTTGATTCAGTAGACTCAACTGCATGGACTACTGGAAATAGATTTGGATATATTTATAAGTTTAACGGAGAAACTATGGTAAAAATAGACGCTCCAAAAGGTAAAAAGTTAGCTGATTCAAAAAAAGTGGCGTTAATTAACTACACAGAATGGATTAAATTTCAAAAATACGCACTAACACATTTATAAAGGAGAGTATCATGATTAAAAACACGCAAAACATTTCCGAAATTATTATGAAGCCATTTGCTGATTGCTTATGTGAAATAGGTAAAGATTGGTATCATATTGATTTTGAAGTAGTGTTTGTTCCGGGAGAACATTATCCAGACTATATGGATGTACAAAAAAATATAAGTGCAAAAATTAGTGGTAAAACACTAAACGTTGAAGATGCCGTAGACACTCTTTATAAAATTCTTAAAGTATATAAACCATTAAATTTAAGCGTTAAAGCTGTTGTTAATAAATCTACAACTCATTTTCCAGTAGAAGTAATTAAGAAATAAATAATGTGGTCTGCAAAAACCCACAATAAAAAACTAAGGAGTAAATCAAATGAACGAATTTATTATTGCACTTGAAGTCTGTATTGTTTTCAGTACATTGCTTGTCACTAAGAAACTTTTTGGACGAATTGGAGTTATTACTTGGGTGCCACTGGCGACAATTCTTGCTAATATTATAACTGCAAAAAACGCTGAAATATTTGGTTTGTCTACTGCTATTGGAACGGTAATGTTTGCAAGTACGTTTCTCGCTACGGATATTTTAACAGAATGCTATTCTGTGGAAGATGCAAAAACGGCTGTCAAGATTGGTCTTTTCTCAAATGTGCTTTTAGTGGTGTCTACACAGATTGCATTGCTTTATGTGCCTAGTCCTTTTGATTATGCGCATGAATCAATGAAAACTCTTTTTGGGTTAAATCTTAGAATAAGTATTGCAAGTGCAATTATGTATTATGTTGCAAATATGGCGGATATCTACCTGTTTAATAAAATTAAACTGAAGACTAATGGAAAACAGCTCTGGTTACGCAATAATGTCTCAACAATATTGTGTAATTGTCTCGAAAATTTTGGTTTTATTGGATTGGCATTCTGGGAAATATATGACATAAAAACAATTATTACAATAGCAGTCAGCACAAGCATTATTGAGGCAGGTGTCGCCATACTTGATACTCCATTTTTATATGTTGCGCGAAAGATAGGAAATAGGAAATGGCTAATGCAATAGGAATGCTTGCGTCAATAATGATTTTAATCTGTTTCATGATGAATGACGAGAGAAAAATTAGAATCATTGATGCTATTGGTGCAGGTTTATATGTTGTTTATGGGCTTTTAATTTGCTCCTTTCCCAATGTCTTCATGAATGCCGTTCTTATTCTTATTCAGGTTTATAAGTTAATAAGATTAGAAAGGATCAGACATGGCACGACCTAGAATTGATATCGACTTTGAGAACTTCAAGAAGCTATGCGGCCTGCAATGTACTCTTGATGAAATAGCCAGCTTCTTTAATTGTTCCCGTGACACTATTGAAAGATGGTGCAAGCGGGAGCTAAAGATGAGTTTTGCTGAAGCATTTAAAAAACATTCGTCTGCTGGCAAAATCAGCTTGCGCCGCTGGCAATTCAAAATGGCGGAACACAACGTATCTATGGCTATCTTCCTTGGCAAAAACTGGCTTGGCCAGACGGATAAGGTAGAGCAGACCATTACTGAGGTGGAAGATCTTGCTGGACTGGCGGAGATGCTCAAAGATGAATAAGCGACAGACTATTGATTGGAAACCTTTCTCGCAAAAGCACAAAGCCTATATTAAGAACGCCCTTCGCAACAAAATGAATGTTGCGGAGGGTGCTATTCGTTCCGGAAAAACTATCGACCATTGCATAATCGCCGCAATGTATTTGGAGACCTGTCCAGACAAAATACACTTAGCATCAGGTTCGACTATAGGTAACGCAAAGCTAAACATCGGAGTATGCAATGGATTTGGTCTAGAAAATCTTTTTCGTGGCAGATGTAAATGGGGAAAATTTAAAGACAATGAAGCCCTTTATGTCTATACGCAGACAGGCGAAAAGATAATTATTTTCACAGGT